TTCAGGTGATTTTCACTGGCTGCGAAGCGGACATCGAGGGTATACCTAATGTCCATGGCGGAGCTATGTGGGCGAGAATGCCCATTACGGCTTTAGTAGGGGACACTCCATTTGAAGAGTGGCCGGAACCTATGCCTGTTCACGCAGCGCAACCTTGGGACTGCTCGTCCCGTACACACGCTGTGTACCAGATGGACAGAACTACACCTTGCCCTTGGATGGCGAAGGTGGAGAGCGAGTTCTATCCGGCTAAGTATATGTTTACTGTGGATTACACTGACAGCGAAATTGCGGATGACCCTGCGCAGCATAAGCAGAGTCACGTTTTAGAGCTGCTCGATGCTGGCCCATACACTGGAAACATCGTTGCTTTGCCTAACAACAGGGTAAGAGTTACGCACCCAGCTTGGTTTGAAACTGGAGAAGGTGCGCCAGACTTTAGGCCGTCTCAACACATTCATTACTCTAAGTCAGATTTGGACTATACGCTGGATGTTAATCGGGTGTTTGATAACTTGTACCACGACAGCTCTGAAGAGGATAAACTTTAATGGACCTTGTGGACTTCTCGACATACATGTATAAGCTACTACGAGAGCGCGAACAAGATATTGCAAGTTCTCTCGCACATGATGCTGCCAAAGACTGGGAGCATTACAAACTCATGGTAGGTGAGATACGGGGCCTGACCTACGCCCGTGAGGAAATAAAAGCCCTGCTGGAGAGAAACGCAGACGATGTCGAAGACCTTATATCTTCCTGATCACGTTGCGCAGAAAATGAACAAGGACAAAGAGAAGGCTCCGGCTGACTCGTCCGATGTGAATAGCGCATATGTGGACGCCACCGAGAAGGTGTTAGACCCTTCTCTACTAGAGAAACCCCTTTTGGAACGACTACCGCAGCCCACGGGCTGGCGCTTGTTGGTGATGCCTTATCAAGGTGCAACCAAGACGCAGGGTGGTTTACATATCCCAGATGAGATTCGAGCTCGTGAGGCTGTAGCTACTGTTGTGGCTTACGTTCTCAAGATCGGGCCTTTGGCATACAAAGACCCAGGCAAGTTTGGACAGGATGCAGAACCTTGGTGCGAAGAAGGCCAATGGGTTTGTATCGGTAGATATTCGGGATCACGTTTCAAGATTGACGGTGGAGAAGTTCGCATCATTAACGATGACGAAGTTATCGCTACTATTCTTGAACCTGATGACATTAAGCAGGTCTAGGAGAAAACTATGTCTCAAGAAAATGAAGAAGTCATTGAAGACGAAGATGAGGGAGTAGAGGTAGAGGTAGAAGTAAAGGCGGAAGCTGGAACTGAAATCGAAATCGAAGCTGAACCTTCCGATTCAAAAGAAGAAAAGGCGTCTGGCTCAGAAGATGAGTTGGATAGCTACAGTAACAAAGTTCAAACCCGCATTAAAAAGCTGACCGAGAAATACCGTAAAGAAGAACGGGATCGGGAAGAAGCGGTGCGAATGGCACAACAACTGTTGAATGAGAACCAAAACCTTAAAAGTCGCATGCAGAATTTAGACAAGGGCTACCTTGCAGAATACGGCACACGGCTTGAAACTCAGGTTGCTTCAGCTAAAAAGTTGTACCGTGAGGCCCACGACAGCGGTGACACCGATAAAATGTTAGAGGCTCAAGAAGCCTTATCAAACATGTCTATCGAGAACGAACGCTTACGTTTAGCTAAACAAAGATCGGAGCAGGCCCAGCCTGTTCAAGCCCAGCAACCTGTTGTTCCACAACAACAAGTTCCGCAAACTCCTGCGGCAAAGCCCGATCCCAAAGCCGAAGCGTGGGCAGAGAAGAACGATTGGTTTGGAAACGACGAGGTTATGACATATGCTGCTTTTGGCATACATCGTAAATTAGTTGAGGAAGAAGGAATTGACCCGACTGCAAATGACTACTATAGTGAAGTAGACAAACGCATGCGCGTGGAATTTCCACACAAATTCCAAGCCGCGAAGAAATCGGGTGGAGCACAGGTCGCACCTGCTGGCGCTTCAGCTACCCGCAGTACAGCAAAAACAGGGCGCAGGTCGGTGAAACTCTCACCATCACAAATTGCGATGGCAAAACGGTTAAACGTCCCGCTTGAAGAATATGCAAAATATGTGAAGGATTGATAGAATGACTGATAGAAAACCGCGCGAGAGCGCTACCCGCGAAACAGAAACGCGCCGTAAACCATGGGCTCCGCCCAGTCGCCTTGAAGCACCTGTAGCCCCTCCAGGCTATGTGCATCGTTGGATTCGAGTCGCAATGCGTGGTGAAGAAGACAAAATGAATGTCAACACCAAGCTACGCGAAGGATGGGAACCTGTCCGTAAGGACGAGTATCCAGACTATGAAGCTCCCACTATTGACGAAGGTCGATACGAAGGGGTTATCGGACAAGGTGGATTGATGCTGTGCCGAATACCTGTAGAGACCGCCCAAGAACGATCCGCGTATTACGGGAACCGGACCCGCGAACAGATGGTAGCAGTTGACCAGGACCTAATGAAGGACCAACATCCTTCGATGCCGATTTCTAATAATCGGCAAAGTCGTGTATCCTTTGGAGGCTCGCGAGGAGACTCCAAGTAACTTTGAGGTGCTATTATGGCAAATTCTAACGGATCCTTTGGGCTACGTCCCATTGGTAAAATTGGTCAATCGACCAACTCTACTGGTCTATCTGAATATCGCATAGCTTCTGACAACTCCAATCCAATGTTCCAAGGCATGGCGGTTATTCCGTTGGCTGCGGGCGTCATTGACGATCTACAAGCTGCGGCTGGTGGTAATGTCAGTATTGTGGGTGTGTTCTATGGCTGTGAGTATGTTTCATCTACTACAGGTGAAGTTATTCGGGCAAACCAATGGCCCGGTTCTGGCGCGGATTCTAATTTCCCTGTCAAAGCCTTTTTGTATGACGATCCAAATCAACTGTTCACCATTGCAACATCTAATGTTGTGGCTGGTCAGAACACTGAAGCGGAAATTCTTACATCTGTGTTCGCAAACATCGCGTTTGCAACAGGCAACAGTGGTTCTACAACTACTGGTATTTCTTCTGCAACCGCAGATTTAAATACAGTCGCAGCTACCAACACTTTGGCACTCCGTGTTATGGGCATACAAGATGACCCAGACAATTCGGATTTCACTGTCGCTGGTATTCCATTAATCGTTCGTATCAACAACCACTTCAATGCGCCTACTGGTTCCATTGCAGCGGGTACTGTTGCTACGACCGGCGTATAAGGGGGTCTAAAACATGGCTATTTCACGCGCACAATTAGCGAAAGAGCTTGAACCAGGTCTCAACGCCTTGTTTGGTATGGAGTACGATCGCTACGAAAACCAACATTCAGAGCTGTATACAACTGAATCATCGGACAGAGCGTTCGAGGAGGAAGTTATGCTATCTGGATTTGGCTCGGCACCTACTAAGTCTGAAGGTTCCGCTGTCAACTTTGACGATGCTAACGAAGCATACACAGCTCGTTACAACCACGAAACCGTTGCGCTTGCCTTCTCAATTACTGAGGAAGCAATCGAGGACAACTTGTATGACCGCCTCGGCAGTCGTTACACACGCGCTCTCGCTCGCTCAATGGCCCACTCTAAGCAGGTTAAAGCCGCTGCGGTATTGAACAATGCGTTCGCCGCTGGTGCAACTGCTGGCGGAGACGGTGTTGCACTTTGCGCCACTGATCACCCGCTTACAAACGGTGGAACTTTCGCTAACGAACCATCAACTCCTGCTGATCTGAACGAAACTTCTTTGGAAGACGCTCTGATCAACATTGCTGGTTATGTTGACGAACGTGGCTTGAAGGTTGCTCTTCGCGGCATGAAGTTGATGATCCCACGGCAATTGCAATTCGTTGCAGAGCGCCTGATGGTCTCCAACCTCCGCACTAGTACTGCTGACAACGACACTAACGCAATTCGTTCAATGGGGATGTTGCCTGATGGTTATGCCGTCAACGACTTCCTTACTGATCCAGATGCGTTTTTCCTCAAGACTGATGCGCCTCGTGGCTTTGTTCACTTTGAGCGGACTCCGCTTTCCACTAACATGGAAGCTGATTTCGACACAGGTAACATGCGCTTCAAGGCTCGTGAGCGTTATAGCTTCGGCTTTAGTGACCCACGTTGTGTGTTTGGCTCCCCTGGAGCGTAAGACACATTGCACTTGTTAGATTGAGGCGGTCTTCGGATCGCCTCTTTCTTTTTGTAAAAATCTATTGTACTGTTTGGGCATCCCTGACAGTCGCATTGGGCGGCTGACTTAACCCAGACAGGAGATTCCCATGGGTAATTCTACTTTTAGCGGACCAGTGCGTTCGCAAAACGGCTTTCAAGACATCACAACTAATGCCACAACGGGCACGGATACCACAAATTCCACATATGGAACGAACGCTTCTGTAGGTGGCGACCTTACGGTACTTGGGTCTATCTTGTCTGGTGGTGTAAACCCCTCGCTAAACGGTCTAGCTGTAACTGCTAAAGCTACAGGAGCCACTGTTACTTACGTTGCTGGAATTAACGTCAACCCATTCACTGGTGGCGCACAGCAAATCACTACTCTGCCAGCAGCGACAGCAGGTGTTGTTGTTGTACACGCTCAGTCAGTAGACACTACTGGCGGCACTGCTTTCTTGAGCTTTGATTGTGCGGGTAGTGATGCTTATGAAACAGGCAGCGTTATCGAAAGCCGTACAAGCAGCGCAGTTGTGTTTGATACGTCTACTTCGGGTGAAACTTTGTTGAAGTATACTCCTGCAAGCGCAACAACAAACTTGTTCAGCATTGGCTCGTACATCTACTTTACTTGCACAACAGCAGGTCTGTGGAATATCTCGTTTAACTTTCAGCCTCTTGGTGCGGGTACTACTGGTACGTTTGTTTTCGCAGCCTAATGTTTAACTTGGCGGGGTTAACGCCCCGCCTTCATTTATAGGAGGCCGAAATGGCAGGATCAGACGTAACCGCAGTCATCATCACTGATGAAGTGGCACTAGATGCAAACGGAATATCAGTTGCCGCCTCAGTGGGCAACAACGCGGCTTTAACAATTGGCGGGGCTTTAGCCGACGGCGGAAGTGTTATTAACGCCTCTGCACGACAGGTAACAATTTTGTCCGCAGGTAACGATTCTTCAAAATCGTTTAATATAGTTGGCACAGATGTAAATGGTGCGGCTCTTACGGAGAACCTTACGGGCGCTAATGCTGGAACAGCAACAAGTTCAGGTTATTTTAAAACTATTGCAAGCATAACTGCTGTAGGAAACCCCGCTGGAAACGTATCCGCTGGAATCAATAACAATGCTTTAGGTGTTGTTTTTGCAGGTCGCACTCGATTACAAGGGTTTTCTTTTGTATCTGGCGGAACCGCAGGCACAGCTAATCTTAGAGATACAGGTGCGACTGGAACAGAAGTTATACAGTTCAGATCAACTGGAACAGACAGTCAGTCGGATGGAGCCCGTGGGTTTCCAGACGAGGGCATTTTGTTTAAGGACGGGTGTTTCGTTACATTTATCGTAGGCACCATTGATTTGATGATGTTCTATCACGCATAAACTTTAGGGCGGTTTGATATGGCTAAGATCGACAAGTCCAAGATGAAGTGCAACAGCCCCAAACGGCAGAAGTCTGGGGGCAAGAAGTTTGTTGTGAAGGCTTGTGATAAGGGCAAAGAAAAAATAGTTCGTTTCGGCGATGCCAATATGACTATTAAGAAGTCCAACCCTAAACGGCGCAAATCATTTCGTGCAAGGCACGGGTGCGATACAAAGAAACTTGACAAGCTCTCCGCTCGTTATTGGTCCTGTAGTAAATGGTGATGAAATGAAATTAGATCTACATCAAACCGTTTCTTTTATTGTGCTTGGGCTTGTTAGCTGGGGGGCCTTACAGCTTTACCAGATGAACGCCAGTATATCCTTGGTGACATATAAAGTTGAAGAGAACCACCAGATGATAAAGCCTATGTGGCAGGACTTTTTAATACGGAAGGCTGACTATGACGTTATCCCGATCACAGATGTCGAAGCAAATATCCACGCCTCCAAACAAGGGGAAAACTAATGCCCAAAGACGCTTGTTACAAGAAGGTCAAAGCCAGGTACAAGGTGTTCCCAAGCGCCTACGCCTCGGGAGCAATAGCAAAATGTCGAAAGGTGGGCGCGTCAAACTGGGGAGAATCTTCTAAGAAGCGCAAACGCCCTGTCACAAAGAAGCTAAAAGATGGCGGCTTTATTGCTCTGGGCTGTGGCGAGGTTGAAGAGAATAGACGCAAAGAAACGAATATTTACTGATGGCTGTTCGTAAAACAAAAAAAGGCGCGGCCCTCAAGCGGTGGTTCAAAGAAGACTGGGTAGATGTCAAGACGGGCAAGCCTTGCGGTCGGAAGAAGGGGGAGAGCCGAAGCACTCCTTATTGCCGTCCAAGTAAGAGGGTGAGTTCAAAAACGCCTAAGACATCTAAAGAAATGACATCATCGGAAAAACGTAGTAAGATACGGGAAAAGAATAAACTTGGTCAACCTGCGGGCAAACCCCGTAGAGTGTCCGCAGCAAAACGTAGGACCAAACGTAAAACGGGGAACTATTAATGACAACATCAGATTCAAGAGACTTTAATCTCGACGTTGCTGAGATTATAGAAGAAGCGTTTGAGCGGTGCGGAATAGAAGTTCGCACTGGCTATGACGCCCGTACAGCTCGTCGCTCTTTGAAC